GCTGTGTAGTTAAAACTCTTTCGTTATTTCTTTCTATTACTTGTAAGTTATTCATGTTTGTTACCCCCTATATTTTTCTTTAACTTCATCTTCAATTTCAAAAAGATATTCAGTACTTAGATTCGGGAAAAACATTAATTGTATATTTTTTGCTTCTATGTACTTTAACCTGTTAGCATTTCTTAATTTTGCAGACACTGTACTTACATTTAGATTCAATGCTTTTGCTAATCCTCCAACTTTGTTAGCTGAAATTCCTAACATCTTACCTATATCTGTAGCTGAATAAGTTTTTCTTTCCATTTTAGGAAGTGGTATTAATGTTTCTCCAGAAAGTAATTCAATAGTCTTTGAGTACATAATCTGTTTATATTCTTTTATATCTACTTTATCAGCTAACTCTAAATAAATCTTTGCTTCTCTCGCTCTTGCATTTTTTAATCTTGTTTGAGCATTCATGTATTTTATTTCTGAGTCATCTTTACTACATTCAGATTTTTTACTACTATATGTACCTGTTTTACGAATAGATGGTAATACATCTCTTGTTACCCAATGTTTAAATTTTTTAGCAGTTAACAACTTAGAACTTAATATTAAAGAGTAAAGACCACTTTCATTAATTATTTTCATATTTTGATTACCCCCAGGAGTCGGTATTTCACCTACCCCTTTATCTTCATCATCAACATGTCTTTTCAAAGCATCAGATGTATCTTTATATCCTAATGTCTCGGCCACATCTTTACCAACAAACCAAGGCTCTCCATTTAAATCTATAACCCTTATTTCTCCAAAATCACTGTTTTTAAATACTTGTAAATTATTACTCATAATTTTTCCCCCTAGTTTTTTGTATTTTCTCTCCCAACTTCAAATAAATTTGATAGTTTACTTGTAAAATCTTTTGGAGATTTTGTATTCATTAAAGTTTGTACTACAACACAAGAATCTACTGCTGTTATAATTAAATCTAATTCACTCTCAGTCAAAGTTTGAAGTTTTGGAATTGTATCTAATATTTTTTTCTCTCTCATATTATCCACCGCCTTCCTTGTTCTGTAACACCATATTATCACCCTTTTACTTGTTAGTCAACACTATTTTAAAAATTCGTTTATTTTTTCTTGTTGACTAACAAGATTCTTAAAATTATAATACTCTTAGGGGAGGTGATATAATTGTCTAATGAAACTATAAGCACAAGAATTAGAAAGATAAGAAAAGATGCTAATTTATCTCAACCAGCTTTTGGGGAAAAACTAGGTGTTAGTAAAGATGTTATAAGTAATATAGAATATAATAGAGTTGAACCAAAACCTTTGTTTATCAATTATATGTGTGATGTATTCAATGTTAATAAAGAGTGGCTTTTAAATGGTGTAGGTAATATGTATATATCTACAGAAGATGATATTCTTTTAGGTGAAGCTTTTGCTTATATAACTACATGTGAAAATGAGAAACTAAAAAAAATAGTAATTAATCTTTGCAAACTAGAGGATATATATGTGGATGCAATATGTACAACTGTAGATGGTATAATTTCAGATAGAAAATAACACATTAAATGATAAAATGATATGCATTTAAATTATATTAATTAAAATATAAATCCAAATAAAACAAGTGCTCATTATGAACACTTGTTTTTTATGTTTTTTATATAACTTTTTATTGTATTTTTATATTTTATATTATGTATGTCCTGTATGTCGTTAATTATCTCTAAGTCACTTTTATTACTATCATTTAAAATCCATTTTATAATATTAAATTTTTCTCTACTACAATCTTCCTCCAGTATTATAACTCTTTCTACTTCATCCATTAGTACATTCCTCCTCATAAATATTTTATATTACCCCAAGTAATATTACTTTTTATGCTATAATACATCATAGAAAGCAACATATTTTATGATTATAATTAATTAGTCTCCTTTAATAGGTCACTTATCAAATTATTTTAATATATGTTGAAATAATTTGATAAATAGTTTAAAATAATGTTATTATATACTCACATAATTTTCATTCCTATAAGAATAATAATGTTCCAAATTATGGAAGTATATAGTAATATAATAACATGAACTTAATAAGATGTTCAATACATAAGCTTAATGTTTATGTTTTATATTAACTATGTGGTATGTAAAAATAAGTATAATTATTTTACAAATGTAACAAGAAACATTATTATATTAACTATGTGGTATATAGATTTAGAAGAGATAAAATTCTCTTCTTTTTCTATTTACACAATTTTTCAGGCTTTTGATAATATCTTTAAATTTACTTAAATACCTCCTCCCTTGTTTATTTATACTACTTATGTTATTTACACTATATTTATCAGTTTCTTATATATATATTATTTACTTATTTGTACAAATTTAGTGCATTATTTATAAACTATTTCTCTATTCTCTTAATTAGTTATATTAAAAAATTTTATAACCAATTTTTTAATATTTCTATAATCTAGATTCTATAATCACATTATATTAACACAAACAAAACCTGTCAATATATAAATTCATTTTTATGTTAACTTTCGCAAAATAAGTTCACATATTCATAAACTTATGCTATAATTAGCATAAAGGGGGGTTTTATTTATGGCAACTTTTGGTGAAAGGTTTAAATTTTTAAGAACAGAAATGAATCTAACTCAAGATGAACTTGTTGAAAAATTTAATAAAGTTTACCTTACGAGTTTTAATAAATCGACGATATCACAATATGAAAATAACAAAAGAAAACCAGAGATAAATATTTTGGAAAATTGGGCAGATTTTTTTGATGTATCAATTGATTACCTTTTAGGAAGAACTCTTGTTAGAAATCACATAGATACTGTAGCAACACACAAAGCTAATCCTAACGAAATTTTACCAGAAGAAGCTCAAGAACAACTTAATGATTATATTGAATTTTTAATAAATAAGTATAAAAAATGAATATTTAGAGCAGTTCACTCCTGCTCTTTATATATATAAAAAAGTAACACATACATTCTTTTTATAGGGGGATTTCAATGAACAAACTAGACGCACTTTTAGACTTAGCAAATAATGAAGAGATAGAAATTTACTACACTGACAAAATAGCAGATGACATAAAAGGATTGTATATAAACAGACAAGGACTAAAGATTATATCATTACTTAATTCATTAAAACAAAACAATGCTAAACTAATAGAAATCTTAGCAGAAGAATTAGGACATCATTTTACCAGTGTTGGAAACTATGTATCTTCAAAAAACAGTTACAAAAATAAAATCTTGATAGACAAAACTGAAAACAAAGCACTAAAATGGGCATGTGAATTTCTTATAACAGAAGAAGAAATAATACAGGTTATTAATTCACACGCTACAAGTGTATACGAAATAGCTGAAGAATTACAAGTTAGCATCAACTTCTTACTAAAAAGATTAGAATTTCTATCAAAAAAGAAAAGCATGTTGGACTTAGGAAATAATAGATTTTTAGTATTAACTAATTTGCCAAATTTCTACATATATGAGGATATTTTTTAAACTCATTTATTCTACTTTTATAGATTTTTTACTTAATAAATATATATTTCAATATTATTATAATAAACTACACATAAAAGCTAAAAAATTGTAAGAATATTAAGAAAATAATTAAGTAAAAACCAGATAAACAAAATTAAGATAATATTGTACATAACAAAAGTATATAAAGAGCAGTTAATCTGCTCTTTTATATAAACACCAAACAAACATACATTCTAAAAGGGAGGGATACTATTATGAAAGGTGGAGTAAGAAAAAGAAGTAACAAATGGTATTACTACTTTGACCTAGGCATAGTAGAAGGAAAAAGAAAAAAAGTAGAAAGAGTTGGAGGCAATACTAAAAAAGAAGCCGAAAAAGCCTTAAGAGAAGCACTAAATGAATATGAAAACTCTGGCATAGTATTTGAAGAAAGCAATATCAGTTTATCAGACTACTTAGACTTTTGGTACAAAGAATATGTCTTACTTAACTGTAAATACAACACTCAAGAAAGCTACCGAATAAACATAGAAAAACATATAAAGCCAAAGCTAGGAGCTTACAAAGTAAAAGCTTTAACTCCTGCAATACTACAAAACTTCATAAACAGAAAGTACAAAGAGGATTACTCTCAAAATACATTACAAGTATTAAAAGCCATATTACATAGGTCATTAAAATCAGCAGTCCATCCTTACAAACACATACGAGAAAACCCTATGCAATATGTAAGCATACCAAAAACTAAATCTAAAACAGAAACTAATAAAGTTAAAACTATTACATTAGAAGAATTTAATCAAATACTAAATATATTTCCTCAAGATTCATTTCAACGTATAGTTTTACTAATTGGATTTCATACTGGTATGCGAAGAGGTGAAATTATTGCACTAAAATGGGATAATATAGACCTTAATAATAAAACTATCACAGTAAGACATACTCTGATTAAAAAGCCAAATGGAATGTTTGAATTAGGGCAACCAAAAACAGAAAGCTCTTGCAGAACTATATTTACAGGTGACACTTTAATAAAGGCATTAAAAGAACATAAATTATATCAAAAGAAAATGAAATTAAAATACGGAGAATTTTACTTTGATAGTGATTGGGTATGTACCAAAGAAAATGGTCAACAAGTGAATACTCACACTTTAGACACTATAGTAAGACAAATTCGAGTAGCTTTAAACAATGACTTCCATTTTCATTCTTTAAGACATGCACATGCTACTCTATTATTAGAAAATGGTGCTAACATTAAAGACATACAAAACCGTTTAGGTCATAGCCAACTATCAACTACAATGGATACCTATTCACATGTAACTGATAAAATGAAAAATGAAACTGTAGATATATTTGAAAAAATTACAAATTAGAGTTTGCCACCCAAAAATATAATACGGTGGCAAATGGGTGGCAAAATCTAATTTATCTATTTTAAAAGCTAAAATTATCAAATTTATATAATCATCTATATACTTGTAATTTCAAGGCTTTAGAGTATATAACAACCATAACTAATATAAGGTATTAATAATAAATCTAACAAATAAAACTTAATATTTACTTAAGTTGTAATACTATTCCAAATTGTATAATTAAAATTTAATAAGTTCTCAATTATATAGTCATTGATTTATTTGCAAAAATAAAAAATGCCAATCTATCTCTAAACAAAACCTGAATACCAATAAAAATTTAATAAAAAATTTTATCAATATTCAGTATAAGTTTTAGTTACATATCAAATTTTCCAATGCATCATTAGGTGCTACAATAGGATAAACATCATAATCCTTATCTATATCACATTGCAAAAATACAGGTTTATTAAAATCTATCATATCTAGCGCCTTTCCTAATTCTTCCATACTGGATACCTTATATCCATCAATATTATATGCATTTACGAGTTTAACATAATCCACATTTTCATTAATGTCAGTTTGAGAGTATCTTTGATTGGAAAATAACTTTTGCCATTGCCTTACCATTCCTAATGTTCTATTATTGAGTAGTAAAATAAGCATAGGTACATTATAATTTGCAACTGTAGCTAGTTCATTACAGTTCATTCTAAAACTTCCATCACCAGTGACTAAAACTACATTTTTATCTACATTACCAACTTTAGTTCCAATAGCTGCACCTAAACCAAATCCCATAGTTCCTAACCCTGCTGATGTTATAAAACTTTTATTACCTTTAAAATTCCAGTACTTAGCAGCCCACATTTGATGTTGACCGACATCAGTTACTACCACAGTGGGTTTCTTTAATGTTTCATATTTTTCATTTATTTTTTTAAGTATATTTTGTGGATGAAATTCATATGTTTGTACACCCTCACTCTTTCTAAATCTCTTTATCTCTTCTTTCCAATTGCTATTATTCTTACTTTCAACCCTTTCAATTAATAAACTAAGGACTAGCTTTACATCTCCAACCAAAGATACATTAGATTCTATATTTTTACTTATTTCAGATGGGTCTATGTCTATGTGTATTATTTTTGCATTTTTAGCAAATTCAGAACTTTTACTTATCACTCTATCACTAAATCTCGCACCTATCGCTATCACTAAATCTGAATTAGAAAGTGCTAAATTACTTTCTCTACTTCCATGCATTCCAACCATTCCAAGAGATAGTTCATTCTTTCTATCTATATTTCCAAGCCCCATAAGTGTATTTAGTACAGGTGTATCTATCTTAGTTGCAAATTTTTCAAGAATTTCCTCACTGTCTGAAGATTTAACACCTCCACCTGCATATATTACAGGCTTTTTAGATTCTTTTATGATATCTATTGCTTCATTTAAAAGCTTAATATTAGTTTCATCATCTAGATCAAAATCACTCTTATAATCCATATAATCATCTATTTGACATAAATCATAGTCCTCACCACTAAAATCCATTTCTGCTAAAAATAAATCTTTTGGAACATCTACAAGTACAGGTCCTTTTCTACCTGAATTTGCAACTCTAAAAGCTTCTTTTATTGTAGGAACTAATTCTTTAGTGTTTCTAACTAAATAATTATGTTTTGTCATAGATAATGTTGCTCCAGTTATGTCAATTTCTTGAAAAGAATCTTTTCCTAATAAACTAGTTGGCACCTGCCCTGAAATTACAACCATAGGTGAAGAATCCATAAAAGCTGTTGCTATTCCAGTTATGGCATTTGTTGCTCCTGGACCAGATGTTGTAAAACAAACTCCTACTGTATTAGTACTTCTTGCGTACCCATCTGCAGCATGAACTAAACCTTGTTCATGGGATGTCCTTATATGTTTAAAATCATCTGAATAATCGTATAGAGCATCATAAAGAGGTATCACGGCTCCACCAGGATATCCAAATATTGTGTCAATTCCCTCTTTCTTTAAACATTCTAAAATTACCTTTGCTCCATTCATACGCACTACTATACACCACTCTTTCCCTCAAACTAATCCATTTAATATATATTTATTTTAAGAATGACATCATACTTCTTAGATTTCTACCAACTTCGGCAATTTCTGTATTATATTCTTCTTCTCTAGTTTTTAGGAAGTTTTCACGTCCTTCTTCATTTTCTTTAATCCACGCTTTTGCAAATTTTCCATTTTGTATATCCTCTAAAACATTTTGCATACCTTGTTTTGCAGCATCAGTTATTACCCTTTTACCAGATACATAATCTCCATATTCTGCTGTGTCACTTATACTATATCTCATTCTTTCAAATCCACCTTCATATATAAGGTCGACTATTAGTTTCATTTCATGTAAACATTCAAAATATGCTACTTCTTTTTGATAACCTGCATCTACAAGCGTTTTATATCCCAATTTTATAAGTTCACTTATTCCACCACAAAGTACTGATTGTTCTCCAAATAAATCTGTTTCTGTTTCTTCTTTAAAAGTAGTTTCTAAAACACCTGCTCTTGTTGCTCCTATCCCTTTTGCATATGCTAAAACTGTCTCTGTAGCTTTTTTAGTGTAGTCTTGATATACTGCAAATAGTGCAGGAACTCCACTTCCCTTTGTAAATACATTTCTAACTAAGTGACCAGGTCCTTTAGGAGCTACCATTACAACATCAACAAATTCTGGTGGTTGTACTTGATTATAATGTATATTGAATCCATGAGCAAAAGCTAATGTCTGACCTTCTTTTAAGTTATCCTTTACACTCTCTTCATAAACTTTCTTTTGCTTTTCATCAGGCATTAACATCATTGTCAAATCACTTTCTTTTGTAGCTTCTGCTACACTCTTAACTTCAAATCCATCTTCTTTTGCTTTTTGTGCTGATTTACTTCCGTCATAAAGACCTATCACTACATGTACACCGTTATCTCTAAGATTTTGTGCATGTGCATGTCCTTGACTTCCATAACCTAAAACTGCAACCTTTTTATTTTTTAAAACCTCTAAATCCACATCTTTTTCATAATACATTCTTGCCATTTTCATTTCCTCCCAATACTTTTTCTTATTTTTATGATATTTATTTTTATTAGAAATTCATACTCATTATCATTGTTTTAATATTATTCAACAGATTTAAATTCTAAATTTATATAATCTTACAATTATAATTTTAGAATTTTCAGTTTTTATTAGCTACAACAAACTAATAAATTTATTAACTGTGATAAACTAATAAATTCAATGACACTTATATTTTAATCTAAGATTTTTCCTGTCTCTTATACACATCTCCGAGCCCACGAGACCGTACTAGATCTCGTAT